CACTTCCGATTGCTGCACCATTAACAAGTTCGTTTAACTTTTCTTGTGCTTCATTCACATTTGTTTGTGAATCATAAACAGCAATGTTCGCATCCTCTACAGCCATCTTTGCGTCAGCAACAACCCGTTCAGCATCAGCGATTTGCTTCAAAGTAGGAGTATCTGTGCGAAGTATATTCAGTTCTTTTTCTGCATTTGAAACAGATTTGATTGCGTCACGAACATCAAACTTGGATTCAGCCAAAGCAATCTCTGCCTCACGGATAGCCTGAGGTGTTGCATCTTTGTCTTTGCGCAAATCAGCAAGTTCTTTTTCTGCCTCAAGAACAGCGAAGTTTGCTTGTTCAACATCAAACTTTGCTTTCTGTAATCCGATCTCACCTGATTCAATATCAAACGGATCAACCTTTTCACGCAACTTCTTCAATGCTTCTTCAGCATCCTTGAGTGCTGTGACACTATCCGCAGCAGATATGTTTGCTTTAGTCAGATTGCGTTGAGCATCAGCAAGTGTTCTGTTTTGTGCAATAACTTCTTTGCTGTCTAACGAATATCCATTAAATACTTTGTTGAAATGTGCTTGTGCTTTAGCGGTGTTAGCCAATGATTCTGTGAGTTTGCTGTTCGCATTATCAACGCCTGTTGTTGCATCTTTCAATGATCGTTGAGATTTTGTTACGCCTTGAAGTTTGTCTATAAACTCTTGCATTTTATCTTTGGCTTTTCCAGCGGTATCGGTTGTGCCTTGAAAACTGCTGTTCACTGCTAACAGTTTTTGGCGCAAGGCTGCAGCACCAGTTTCTTGATCTCTAAAGAACTTTCTGTTCCGATCAAAAGTTTTCATTTCAGTTTTATTCATGCCTTCAAAAGCAGCATTAACTTGATTAATTTTGCCTGCTGCATCAACTGCTGCATCACCAGTGCCAGTAAAGAACCCGACAACATTCTTTAGAAAACCGCCAATAGAACTTATTGCGTTTCTTAAACCTTCAAACTTAAGAATCAGCAATGTTATAGCAGTAACAACAATCTGAATTGCGGCAACTATTAAGGCTAATTTGTTTGCTTTTGCAGCAACATTCATTGCCGTTATCGCAACGGTAGCCCCTTGAACTGATTTGCTGAAGATAGGAAGAAGAATTGTGGAAACTGCAACCGTTGCGTTGAACATGATCGTTGCGGTTCTAACAAGTACAAAGACTGCAACAAGAGTAAATATTGTGTTACCAAGTCTGCCCATATTGGATATGGCGTTAATTACCTGACCGCCCAAATATTTGAAGGCTGCACCAGCACCATCTTCTCCAAGCACTGCAGCGAACTCAACAAAAATAGGAATTACTTTGTCATTAAGAAAAGACATAAGCGCAGAGAAAATAGGGATCAACGCTGTACCAATTTTTGCTTTAACATCTTCTACCTGTGCGCCAAACGATTTCATTTTGAACGCAACACCATCACTCGTTCTTGCCACATCACCTTGCTGAATGGATGTCTGTTCAAGAATCAACGCATACGCTGCCTGAGTTTTAATTGCTTGCGGCAAAGTTCCTTTAGTTGAAGAAATGAGATTCAATTCCATTGCTTTTGCCTTTAGTGCTGCATCATTCAACGCCACACCAAAACGCTTCAAAGGTTCTGTTTCACCAGACAAACCAGAACGCAAAGCAAGAAGAGCATCATCAATAGGCACATTGTTAAACGAAGCCATATCTGCAGCAAGTTCAACAAGACGAATACTCATCTCTTGTGCTTGTGGTGCTGCTAATCCGAACGCTTGAAACAGGTTGCCGTATGTTCCTGCAGCCTCTAACGCTGCTTGCTGCGAAATACCTAACGCTTTGGCGGTTGTTTCTGACCAAGCAATAATATCATTTGCTGAATTGCCAAACACAGCATTGATTTTGCTTACAGATTCCTGCAAGTTTGATGCAGAAGTGATAAGTGATTTGCCAATGATGCCACCAACTACTGCTGCAGCAGCACCAAACTTAGCGAGTTTTACGACACCATTCGTTAAAGCCTTATCAAAAGTCCTTAACGAATAAGCAGCCTTGTTACCTGCACCATTAAGTTTCTTAAAATCCGCAATAGCCTTGTTGATGCCTTTGCTGTCAAAGGTAGAGACTATGTTTACGCCAACTGCCATGATGCTATCCGTTCAATCGTTTCTGCACTTCACCATCAATCTTGCGTATTGAAATCTCAATAGCCTTTTCAATTAATGGCAGATTCTTTTCCGTGAAAGGATACATTATGCGTGAACGAGTTTTGCCGCCCTTAGATTTCGTGCGTAAGTTCTTGTCAAGGTTAGAAACAAACTTCTGTCCAGCGGAAGCCATAGAACCCTGACCACCAGAAGTAATAGAACCTGCTGAATCATAAACTTGACCGCCAGCATCCATCTGCTGAATACGAATCAAACCATGCTGGTTGCTTCCTCGTGGGCGTTTTGTGCTGATAGCAACCTTCACCCTGTTCTTTGCTGTGCTGCCGTTATACGGAGGAAGTTTTGATTTACCTTTACGCCCACCCGAAGTGTGCCAGTTTCGCAACGGCTCATCAGGGAAAGCACGACCCACAGCAGCGGCAACGGGTTCAGCAGAGGTTTTCAGATCGTCACTGATGCGGTTGAATGTTTCCCGTTCATACTTGCGTAACTCTGCAAGTGTTTCACGAACACCATAAACATCAACATTGATTCCCATAGGCAAAGATGCTACTACCGTTTGCGTCTAGCGGCTTCGTTCCTTTTCGCCAACACATCAAACATGGTTTGCAGCATTTCCTCAGATTCTTGAACCAGCAACGATGGTGCGATCCCTGTTTCAATCGCAAGGAACGCTATAGCCCAATGCGCAGAATCGGAATCTAACTTTCTTTTGGGTCTGCACCCACAATCGGTTCATCTTCACGAATCTCAACATTCGTAACAGTGTTAATCCAATCAGGATCAAACTTCAAACTAGTTTTGCGGCAACGGGTTTCGCTGTGCCACGCCAGCCAAGCCAAATCTGTAAGCCTGATCTCTGTCTCAAAGCGTGCCACACTGCGTGACCATGTGCGTTCAAACGCAACAAAGTCAGCGAACACAGCATCAACAGGCGTTTTTGTACCGTCATTGAACTCAACTTGCAGTGCAATTTTCATTGCGATCTCCTTCTAACTGTTTGATTTATTTATGAAACTGCTTTTGTCAGCGTTCCACCAGTGAAACTCAACGATGTCATCATTAACTCACCAACGGCTGCTGCCACAGGTGTATGACTAGCAAGATAAGTACCAGAAATCGTATATCTCGGGTTGGTTGCTGTTGGAACACCAACTTCGTGACTGATAACCAGCGTTGTGGTTGTGCCGACAAGAGGGAAAATTGTTGCTTCAGTTTCTGTTGCAGCAAAATCTTGCATGAACTCAATCTCAACAGCAATGTTCTGCAAGCCACCAACGAAGGCACGATTGCCACCAAAAACTGTTGCCTCTACAGCCTCAATTTCGTAGGTGAGTGTGACGCTGTTTGCTCTATCGGAAAGCACTACACCATTGACCTCTATTGAAGCGTTAGTTAAAACTTTGACAGCCATTTTATTTATCCGTTTCTTTTGATTCTTGCTTGATTACTTTAACATTAACTTCTGCTAAGTGTCCACCATCTACAAGCGCAGCAACATTAAAACCTTCAAAATCATCTCCGTTAATGCTGTCACCCTGTTTGCCCAGTGTGCATTTGTTGCTCAAAACTTTGTATGTGGTCATGGTTTTCCTTTATGCGTGAACTGTAACAGAAACCTGTATTTGTAGAAACTCTGCTTCAGCAGAACTGAGGCTCGAAATGTCTGCACCTGATGGTACTACTAAAGTTTGCGCTACGCCACCAAGAGTCAGATCTTCTTCTAAAGCGGCACGAATACTTTTGCTACCTGAGTAGGAAAGAAAGTCATCCAGCAAAGCGTGGGCTGTGCGGTCAAGATATCTGCCGACAACCACGCTGATAGTCCAATCCATTGTGACATCGCCGCCACCGAAAGCCCGATGATATTGAATGGAGTTCAACACAGGGAAAGCAATAGGTGGGTTCAGTTGCTCAGGTTGGTAGGTGTAGGTGCGTAGCCCTGTGATCGTTGCTAAGCGTGCTGCAAGCCCTGTAGCGACTTGTGAAACGGTTGCTGGCATCAGGCAATACCAAACATTTTGTATGGTGACAGCAGATCACGAACATCAGGGTCAATAGCCCGAACCGTGATAGCCATATCAGCGAAACCGACAACACCAAGAGCAGCGTTAAGACGGGCAAACTGGCGCATAGCAAGAAGCACACACGCTTGATTTACATCATCGGGGATTGCGTTCCATCCCCATTGCGCTGTGACCTGAACTGTAGGGAACGATGGTGTGACAAACAGTGGGAATGTTGCACCGCCAACCATACGGGCGTTTAGATATGGGCGTGACTGCAACACCGCATCTGTCGGTTCAAGCAGATAATCAACACCCTGCGTTAAAGTAGTGGCATAAGTGCCATTAGCAGTGGAATCTATTTTGATCGTTACCGAAGTAGAGGAAACATCAGCAGGAAAGAACAGCATATATTCGCTGTACGGATACATCGTGATAGCGGTTTGGCTGGTCTTGTAAAAGAACCTGCCTGTGTAACCGTCAATGCGCCGTGACGCAGACTCAATAGCGTTTTCCAACAGTGTGTCATCCACATTGTCTGTAAGCCTGAGCGCAGCCTTCACTTCCGCCAGCGTGCAATATCCGTTTGTGATTGCCACAGTTATCCCTTGCGCTTCTTGGCTGCCTTCACAACAGCACGCTCAACAACAGGTTCAACGGAAGCAGTCTCAACTTCATCGCTCATATATTTGTGATCAAAGCCAACTTCACGCAACGCAGCATCAACCATTTTCACACGGTCTTTCAGCCCTCTGCGTTCGTAACCTGCACGCTCAACCAGTAGTGATTCAACATAGTTTTTCATTAGCACTCCGAAAATAGAAAAGGGTTGGTGACACCCCGAAGGATACCACCAACCCTTTCACAAGTTGATTAACAAACAACCTTAGAAGGTTGGTGTGACCAAGCCCGTTCCGCCAACCAATGCGAAAGCATTTGGGTAACGGTTAGCGGTGAACGCTGAGTAACCATAAACAATCATGGTCACATCAAGTTCAGCAGCCTTTGGTTGCTCAAAGCGCAACATCATTGGCTCGCCGCCACCTTGTTCAAACAAGTGTGCTTCCTGAGTGTTTCCAACAATGATCACATCTTCGTTAGAGCCAGCACCGTTTGTGGTGATGACATTCGCATCTGTGATGATTGGGAGACCCAACATGGTGTAACCGCTGTTGCCGTACACTGGTGCGCCGTTGCCCGAAGCGAACGCTGGCTGACCATTGAAGTTTGGCACTGGAACTGCAAGTGGGCGATTCTGACCATCTACTGCAGCCAAAATAAATGCCAAGCGGCGTGGGTGCATCAGGATAAAGTTCGGGCCGCCAAAGAAGTTTGTTTGGATGCGTTGTACACAATCAACAATCTTCGGGTACAACTCTGCAACGGTTG